AGTTTCTTGAGAAAGGTCTGGTAATTCTACGGGAGGAACCCATGTAGGTTCATTAAATAAATCCTGCTCATACATTGTTCTGGCTTCCATAATCGCGTTCGAGTATCATTTCGCAATAATGGATTGCTTTTAAGATATCTTCCTTTCTACCTTTTTTAGGATGTCTACAAATATATTTAATTATGTTTCCTTCAGCAAAAGATAAGTTATTAGCATTTATAAATTGTGCGGGTTGTATTTTAAAATCTTTATAATAATCTCCGCCTTTATCCCATATTTTCATAAGTCATAATACCTTTCCGTTTGAGGTTGCATAATGTGTAAATTTTGTTTTGCTCGAGTTGCTCCTACATAAAAGACCCTATGTTCTGTAGAAGGAAACCTTTCATATTCTTTGTATGCTGCATAAGAAATGTCAGGAACCAATAAAATATTATCATCTTCACCACCCTTCATAGAGTGTATGGTATTTAATTTAAGGCGAGGAGACCTCACATTGTCTCCACGTTTTAAAGCATTTAAAATATAATTTTGTGTTTGTAATCCTATCTTTCCAAGAACTTGATGCCATCTTTTAGAACCATCGACCAATAACCCCAGGTCACTACGCATATAGTCTATAGTTAACAACATATCTCCGCTTATGTTTAGTAAAGATTGAGATCGTGGGCCAAACCCTCGCTTAAATCCTTCTCCTACATCCATCAAAGAATAAATAGTACGAACTTCTTGCACCGTTATTTCTTTTCCTTTACACAAATTTTCCCACGCTATAATAGCTTCGTAATGTTTTCTAGGAATACTAGGATGACCGTTCCTACTATAGATCCATCCCTCGTTTATCAGTTCTGCTGCATATCTATCTAAAATACGATTAGTTCTAGCAAGTATTGTCCACTCACCTTCGTCAATAGGAACATCCTCTAATCGTAAATGAAAATTAACCGAACCTTCTTTAGGATTAGGTTGCCATTTTTTAGGAGCTCTATCTTCTATTTGTAATACAATAGACTGAGCTAAATCAAAAACTGGAGGTGGAATTCTATAAGATTGACTCAAAACTTCTTTTTCCTTTGTCGCATTTAAAAAAGCTTTAACATCAGCCCCTTGAAAATTCATTATAGCTTGGTCATCATCTCCTGTAAATATTTGTGTTGAAGGACCTTTACGTAATACATCTATCATTTTCCATTGCAAAGTAGATAAGTCCTGGGCTTCATCTACAATCAAAACATCTATATCTGGTGGAGAGTCTTGCAGTACAAATTCTTCTATCATGTCTGTAAAATCTATTTTTTTATGAACTTTCTTATAACTTTTATAAGCACGTATAAGTTGCGTAAGTTCACTGTAATGTAAATTATAGTCTCCGGTTTCTTGAAAAACATCTTCTAATGATTTATTTTTACTTCGTGATAACTGATACATATTAAGATAGGCATCTCCTTTTTTGTACCCTATGTAGTCAAAGTCACTTTCTGCATCAGAAGTGCTACTACTAAAATCTAAACCCACCTCGTATCCTATGTGCTTGATATCACTTGAACGAATAACATCCGAAGGTTTATAGCCTAATGATTTAAAGGCCATAGAATGTAATGTTTGAAAATAAGGTAGTTGATCTTCTTCTATATTCCAATCGTTACAAACACGTTCTCGACTTTCTGTAGCTGCTTTTTTAGTAAATGATACACAGGCTATCTTATTAGGATCGACTCCTTCTTTAATATATTCCTGGATTAAATTAGAATTTGTTTGTGTCTTGCCACACCCAGGTGGACCTAATATTGTTTTTATTTCATTCACTTGAGGGCTCCCATCTAAATTTTAACTGACCATAGATAGGTTGCCAATCTCTTTTTATGCCATCTCTTTTTGTTTTGTTTTTCCAGGTATTGTGAGGTTGCGTTTCTCCTAGTATTTTCCAACCGGCTCCTTTTAAGCTAGATCCAGATTCTGTTTGTAATGTGTAGGTAACCATTCTTTTACCGCCCATTTGTTGCCAGATGCGCCAACACCTTCCATATAAAAAAGAACAAGTGTTTTTAGGAGCAGTATCTAAAACACATACTCTTAAAACTTCAGCAGTCAATCCATTATCTAATGTGGCTGATATAGGTCTGCCTACAATTGCCACACCAAACAATTGCTCTACTATGGCACCTATTGCAAACTTACCTCCTTGTGTAGGTTTATTATGACGATGAAAGTTTTTTACAAATTCATTTGCTTCAGCTATTGACATAGGCACTACAGTTAAACTCAAAATGGTGGCTCCTCATCGTTTTCCTTAAAGGTTACTTCTGGTAATTCTACCTCACCTTTTTTTATCTCAGGTACAAACCAACACCGAACTGTTTGCCATTTATCTTTGTTATCTTTAAAACGAAACTGTTTGTCAGCTGTTCCGCCATTGTTCATTTCTTTTAATCTTTCTGTAATCTGACCGCGTGTATATATCGTAAAGTTATTTCTCTTTAAAAAATCTTGTAAGGCACTTAATCTAAAATAAGTAAACCCTTCTTCTGTCCAAGGTTTACCCGTTGATATTTCTTCAGGACTTCGTGCTTGTAATCGTGCAGTACAAAACGATTCCATAAGTTCATAGAATTGACCTTTTTGTGTTAACTCCTCTGGAACAGCTATCCGTGTGGCCGTGTCAAGTAAAATATCTACTAATTCTCGCCATTCATTATCTTTCATACGTGCGGGCATTTTATACATTTGTTCCATACAAGCCCGTTGAAAATCTACTTGCATTTGTAATTGACGTGTACTTAACTCTAATCGTGCTCCGTCTACATCAATAAACCAAACAGGTGGCTCTGATTCTACAACAGTAAGACCACCTAATGTAGGAAAAGATTGACCAGAACCTATTCCGTATTTCCTAGAACGACACATAGACTTATTGCAATGACTCTTTAACGGTTCTTGTTTGCACGTATAATAATATTCTTTTTTTTCTAACTGATTTTGTATGGTTACTATTTCTTTGGCGGGCAACGGTGGAGTACAATACTCTTGATTATGTTTTTCAAGTAAATCTTTCCAAGCATCTGGGCTTGACATTTTATAAAACAACCCTACGTTTAACATAGCATTATTTCTTCCGCCTTCTGGAACCCCATATTCAGTTAATTGTTGTAGACATGGAGGACCTTGAGGTAAAACATCTGGACTTACTCCTAATTGTAATTCTTTTAATTGTTGAGAACTAATACGATTTTTTTCTGCTTTAGTAAGAAAATCTTCTAATAGAATGTCATCACCGTTAGATGTTATTGCGTAACGTGTTGTATGTGTACTATTAAAGTAAGGAAGGTTTATAAAGTTTCCTACATCGCCACGTTCTACTATCACCTCCTCTTGCTTAGGAAATATCTCACATTGACCAAACCCCAGGGCTGATGCGAACTCTGACAACCTATCGCGTAATTCTGCTGCAGATATTTTTTCTTTTAAAAATATATAAAAATGTGCACCGCCTGACTTAGACCGACACACAGTTAATGGTAACTTTAATCGTTTAATGTTTTTGGCTATTTTAGGTAAATCTAAATTGTAATCATCTATATCAAGTGCTCCAAATAAGCATTGATTATTTTCATCTATAGGTATACTGCCTATTCCTAACTTACCATCTAAGTGTGACTGCACAAGATCCACGGTCAACGGTTCACGAACAATGACGTATTTCGCTTGTTGCTTACCATTCCGTTGGTTTTTTAAAACCTCTGTTTGTCCGTGTGCTCCCGTAAATCCTTTAAATAGATCCAAGAAACGTTTTGCATTACTACTCATAAGAAGTGTGACCCCCTTTGCAGAGGGTCACTATCCAACTAGAATGGAACTTCGTCAGAGTTAGCATCTGCTGGTAATGCTACTCGCATCTCTCCGCTTTTAATACTCATATGCGTACCTTTAGCATCGTTATAAGCCTCCATACTATCTATTTGTCTGGCATGACTTATGGACCATGAATGCCATGATCCTTTATCATTACCATCCTCAGAAGATGTAAGTTTATAAATGCTTGAGAAGGAAGGCAAGGTAACTCCATTAGACTTTTGCATCATCATGATAGAATTCCATCCACGAGACTTTTTTAATTGCGTTTTCTTCATGTCAACAATTGCATTTTCTAAGGTACCGTCTTTGTGAATCACCTTTACATAATGTTGAGCAGTTCTTACTAACTCATTACCATTATCTAAAAGTTCTAATCCCGTATCTTTATCTCTTACCGCTTTCTGTACTTCTGGTGAAGCAGAGTTGAGTTCGCCAACAAAACCTCCACCTTGAGTTCTAGGTACAAACTCTAAAAGTTTAAGTTGATAATACACGGGTATAACTTCAATACCTTCTTCCGCAGACCAAAACTTTTTTGTCACAGTATTAAAGATATCTCCTTGTGAAGCCCCCTGGATAAACCCTGGGTCTGTTTTTTTAAGTTGAGGACTCAGTGCTTGAATTATTCTAATAAAAGGTATTTGAATATCTGCACTTGACATTTCTTCAAACCCACTTCCAGAATCCGCTTCAAAAGCTTTCATTAAATCTGTACTACTTGGTGTTTTATTCTCGGCCATTATTTTTCTCCCTTAATTTTTGCTACTTGTCCAACAAAAGCATTGAACAATTCTAAGTTAATATTTTGATTAGATTCGACTCTTTCTCTAATTAATTTTTTTAAAGTTGGAGGCTCAATCCACGTCCGTGCAGTTGTATCCAAACCTCTGTCATCTAAATCAGCTTGTAATGCTTTTGCACTATTGTCTTCGTTAATCCCAAAAGAAACTTCAATTTTATTCTTAATGAAGTCTTCGCATCCTATTTCACGTAAATGATTTAAAGCATTAACTTTATCAATAGGATCTTTAGGCATGGAAGCTTGCACAAAGTTAGACAGTGATACGGAACTTCCGTCTACCACTACTTTATCCATACCCATTTCCATCATCTTTGCCGGAATTAAATCAAACAAATATTTTTGACGTTTCGCACGTAAAGTTTTTAAATCTTCTTCCAAGTCTGCAACTTTACTATCAATTTCTGCTGTAGCTCGAATTAAGTCACTTAATTCTTTTCCCCCCTCGGTTGATAATGATTCAAAGGATTCTGCATCTGCTGTAACATTTTTCCAAACGTCATTCTTATTATCTATAGTCATAGTATCTCCTCTACAGGTTAATGGTTAAGTTCTTCAATGCCTCCTCGAATAGACAAACGAACAGGATAATAAAGTCTTTCTATTTTATCCCATTTAAGAATGTTTACTCTACCTGAGTTTGCATCAGCTGCGATCGCAAAAGCAACACCTATTATTGCGGGGTCGCCTATTGCTAACAACCAATCACTTTCATCAAAAGTCCGC